AAACTTGACAAAACATATATTATTGTTGTATAATGATGTCATTATCATAAAGAGAGTTTACTATGTACGATAGTTATGAAGCGGCAACTCCTGAAGGTCAGAAATTTCTTGACGAATGTTATAGATTTTTAGGCCCAGAGGGTAAATTCAACATTAATGCAACTAAAGAAGAAATCTTTGATGCAACAAACCAACGAATGAAAGATGTTACATATGTTCCATTCATTGGTGATGCAGTTGATAGATTTATCGTCAGAGATATTATAAGTAAATCAAGAAGAATCAAAACTTGACATATTTAATATGTTTTGTTATACTTTAATTTTTGAAAGAGGAATATGAAAGAAAACAAATACAGACACAATCCATCTAAACCTAAAGGTATCATACGAGGTATTCGTGTAGATGTTAAAGGTGATGATGTAACTGGTGCATTAAGAGTTTTAAAGAAACGAGTTGCAAAAGGTGGTGTCTTACAAGACATCAGAGATAAAAGTTTTTTTGAATCTAAAGGAACAAAACGCAGAAAGATGGAAGCTGCTGGTGCAAGAAGATTCAAAAGAAAAATGGAAAAACTAAAGTCTTTAGGTTATGGTAGGTAAAAGAAAAATGTCTCCTGAACAAAGGGAGGCCGCAATTGAGAGATTGAGAATCGCAAGAGAAAAGCGATTAAAAGAGAATCCCCCTGAATACAAATCTATTCACCCATCTGTTCTTGCAAGAGATGAAGATGACCCATTTTCATTTAAGAATGTAAAAGAATATATTAAAGTTCAGAAAGAAACTTTGCGTTCAGAAAAAAGTTCTTTAATGAGAGATAGAAACTTACAAAGAATATCTGATATAGAAGGTTATATTAGAATGTTAAACAGTTATCTATCTGATGGTATATGGGCAAGTAATTATGTTGGCCCTGAAGAAAATAGAAAAGTTATTTGGAAGTGCATTGCACCTGCATACAATGATGATGGTAGTATAAAAAGAGTTGTAAATGTATATTATGAAGATATTGATGCAGTATGGACAAAAGAAATGGATTACGATTATTACTCTAATAATTCTTGACGCATATATATAATTGAAGTGATTGGAATATAAAATGATATTAGTTGATACAAACCAAGTGATGATATCTAATTTGATGATGCAAATTAGTGCATCTAAAAATAATGATATTGAAGAAGATTTAGTTCGACATATGACACTTAATTCTATAAGGACATATCGTTCTAAATTTAATGAACGATTTGGTGAAATTGTATTATGTTATGATAATAGAAAAGTATGGCGTAGAGAAGTATTTCCTAATTATAAATTCAATCGTAAGAAAGATAGAGAAAAGTCTGAACACGATTGGAATTTAATTTTTGAAACATTTACGAATATTCGTAGTGAATTGAAAGAAGTATTTCCTTACAAAGTTATTGAAGTCGAAGGTGCAGAAGCCGATGACATCATTGCAACAGTTGTTAGTGATGTTAATAAAAGAGGTGGTCTGGAACAAGTTTTGATATTATCAAGTGACAAAGATTTCATTCAACTACAAAAACACTCATTTGTAAAACAATACAGTCCAATGGCAAAGAAATTTGTTAATGGTATGAATCCTTTAACTTATATAAAAGAACATATAATTAAGGGAGATAGAAGTGATGGTATACCTAACTTTTTATCACCAGACAATTGTTTTGTAGATGGTTTAAGACAGAAACCTATTACAAAGAAAAAACTGAGCACTTGGGTTGAATTAGAACCAGATGAGTTTTGTAGTAATGAAACTATTTTGAGAAACTATCAGAGAAATAGAACACTAATTGATTTTGACTATATACCAGAAGAAATACAAACAAAGATTATGAAAGAATTTGATAAGAAACCTGTTGGTGATAGAAGTAAAATATTGAATTATTTCATATCTAAAAAATTAAAAAATTTAATTCAAGATATTGGAGACTTTTAAGATGGCAGTACAAAACTACACACCCTTAATTTCTGAAGTATTAACGAAAGTTAATAATGCAAAAGTTAAAGAGAAAAAAATTAAAGTGTTACAAGAACACGATTCACAAGCGTTAAGAATGATTATCAAATCATCTTTCGACCCAAAGATAGAATGGATAGTTCCTAAAGGTGAAGTTCCTTACATTAAGAACGAAGCACCTGAAGGAACTGAACATACTCTATTATCAAAAGAAGCTAAAAAGTTATATCGTTTCATCAAAGGTGGTGACGATAAAACACCTATCTTCAAAAGAGAACAAATGTTTATTCAAATGTTAGAAGGTTTACATGATTCTGAAGCACAAGTTGTAATCAATGCAAAAGATAAAAGATTACATCAAGTTTATAAAGGTTTATCAGAGAATGTAGTCAAAGAAGCGTTTGGTTGGAACGATAACTATATGCAAGAGGTTAAAAAATGATAGGAAAAACTATACCTGGCGTATTTTTGTATATGAGAGTAAGAGATGAATCTATTGGTGGAGATAATCCATACAAATGGGAACATAGATTTACTCACAATATTTTCAAAGATAAACGAGTTGTATTGTTTAGTTTGCCTGGTGCATTTACACCAACCTGTTCAACATTTCAATTACCAAACTTTGAAAAGTTATATGACTTTTATATAAAAGAAGGTATTGACGAAATTTATTGTATGTCAGTAAATGATGCATTTGTTATGAACGCATGGGCAAAAGCTCAAGGAATCGAAAAAGTAAAAGTATTACCTGATGGTAATGCACAATTTACTAGATTAATGGGTATGTTAGTTGATAAACATAATCTGGGTTTTGGTATGAGGTCTTGGAGATATGCGTGTTTGATTGACAATAATAAAATAAAATTATGGTTTGAAGAGCCAGGTTTCAAAGATATTGCAGAAGATGATCCATATGGTGAAACAGACCCTGAATATATTTTAAGAACAATCATGGAAGAAAATGAAAAAGAATATCCTCACATAAGTGAATTCACAACAGAAGGAGAAAAGTACACATGAAGTTAAGTAAAAATTTCTCATTACATGAGATGACAAAGTCAGAAACAGCTTTAAGAAAAGGACTTGATAATACGCCTGGTGAAACTGAAGAAAATAATTTAAAAGCATTATGCGAAAATATTTTACAAAAAGTCAGAGATGAGTTCGGCCCTACAAAAGTTAATTCTGGTTTTAGACATCCAGATGTAAATTCGGCAGTTGGTGGTTCAAAGACATCAGATCATTGTAAAGGTATGGCCGCAGATATAGAAGTACCTGGCGTTGCAAATGGTGACTTAGCTCAATGGATTGTTGACAACTGTGAATTCAGACAAGTAATCCTAGAGTTCTATACACCAGGCATTCCTGATTCAGGTTGGGTTCATGTATCATACAATCCTGATGACAATAAGAAACAAATCTTAACTGCAATGCGTGAAAATGGTAGAACAGTTTACAAGGTAGGTTTAATCAAATAACACTATAAGGGTCAGTCTTTCTTTTCTCTCTCAACTCTCTCTATATGAGATTGACCCTTCCTTTACTCTTTAGGTGATAATATGAATTATATTAACATTACTGGTGGTAAAAAATATCAAAGAGATATTGCACTAAAAGTAATTCGTTATATGATTTATGTATTGCTTCCAAAAATAAAAGTCATTGATATTGAAGTTGTTTTCAAAACAATTAAAGAATCTTATGGTTATGCAACACAATTAGACAATAGAGAATTTGAAATCGAGTTAGACAAAGATGTTTCTATTGTAGAATTAGTCGAAACATTATGTCATGAGATGGTTCACATTCGACAATATGTTAGAAAAAAACTAAATGATTCAGGCACTAAATGGGATAATAAACAAATAAATTCAGAAGAAATAGACTATCATGACTTGCCGTGGGAGAAAGAAGCCTATAATTTAGAAGAAAAACTCACACAAATGGTATGGGATAACTATGTTATTTGATAAGTCCTTGATTTTAAACAAATCTTTTTTGGTATTTTGTATTGACAACAAGTCAATTTTCTGTCATAATATTCATATATTAATAAGAAAGAGAGAATATTATGAAAAAAATAACAAAAAAAATGAGTGAACTAGGTGGTTGGATAGGTATGATATTGATTCATAGTGCAACACTACCAACATCAGTTAGTGTAATATTAGGTAAATCAACTAACTTACCACCACTCAACATGGTATTGTTAATATGGACTGGATTGTTCTTATTTTTATTAAGAGCCATTCAGAGAAAAGATACATTATACATTGTATCAAATTCTGTTGGATTTTTCTTCAACACAATTTTATTATCATTAATCGTTTATTAAGGAGAGAGATATGTTACCAATTATACCACAAAGACTTATTGGAATAGATAAAAATTTTGTTGCATACAAATATATTGCAGATGCAATTAAGATGTTAGAACAACAAATTAAAAAAGAATCTGACCCTGAAAAAAAAGAAAATTATATTTTTCAACAATCAGAGTTAGATAAATTTCTTAACAACGAATTTCCATACTAGGAGTTATCATGTTAAAATTTATTGTAGGTATTCTAATTGGTATCACTATCTCAACAAACTATCCATCTGTTGGTAGTGATTTAGCAAATGTGTTTTATAATCTTTTTAATGAAATAAAAGAAGATTTAGAGATAGAGGAGAATGTATAATGTTTTTAGTAAAAATGGAATTAACATCAATTGATGAGCCTAAAAAAACTTTCAATCAATTTTTTACTATTAGTAGAGAAATAGATAACGAAAAGATTATAGAATTGTTTTACCCTGATTCAGATAAAAGATTTACAATTAATGTTGTAAGGGTTGACAAAGTATATGGAAATGATGTACACTATCTAAATAGATATGGAGTTATAGAGGATTCAAAGATATGTTAAAAGAATTAATACTATCAACATTGTTGTATACACCTGTTGTAGATTCTGATGACTTGCATAAAGAAATATCTTGCATGACACATAA